ATGACTGATGAGAAGAAGCCGTTCCGCCAGCGGCTAGCCGATGGCATTGCCTCGGCGAAGAGAACGGTGACGAAAGCGGTTCAGGCCGTCACCACCCAGTTCGATCTTTTCGGAAAGTACAAGGCAGACGGGAGAGAAATCGATCTTCCGATAGACGTTACCCAGGAAACGATATGGGCGACGCAGGAGCAAATGTCTCAGCTCTTCGGCGTCGATCAATCCGTGATCGCCCGCCACATCAAGAATATCTTTGAACACAATGAGTTGCCGGAGACCGACGCAACTCATGCAAAAATTGCATTAGTTCGATCGGAGGGCGGACGCGCAGTCCGACGAGAAATCAGCCACTACAGTTTAGATGTCATCTTCATTGTCGGCTACCGCGTCAGCGGAACAAGGGCTGCCGAGTTTCGGGCGTGGGCCAACGGCATTCTCAAGAGCTATCTCGTCGACGGTTACGCCCTCAACGGGAAGCGGCTGCATAGCGACCCGGCCGCGCTCCTTCGCTTGGCCCAAGAAGTGCGGGCCATCAGGACGTCGGAAAGGAATCTCTACCAGCAAGTCCGAGAAACGTTCGTGCTCTGCTCCCTAGACTACGACAAGGATGACCCGATAGCGCGGCAGTTCTTTGCCCAGTCTCAAGACCGGTTTCATTTCGCAGCGTCCGAGCAGACGGCCGCCCAGATCGTCCATGCTCGTTGCGATGGCACGAAGCCGAACTTGGGCATGAAGGGCGCCAGCAACCGTTCCCCGACCTTCGAAGAAGCCAAGGTCGCGAAGAACTACCTCGAAGCGGACGAACTTCGCGCCATGGAGATCCTAGGCGAGCAGTGGCTGCTTTACGCCGAGAGCATGGCGCAGCGAGGAAAGACGGTTTCTATGGCGAGGCTCCTCAGCAAGCTCGATGAACTAATCGCCGTGAACGAGTATCCAACCTTCCCCGGCTATGGCGCGGGCATCACACGAGCAGTGGCAGACGCCCATGTGCGATCTCAACTCGCCATCTACCGCGCAGGGCTGCCGAGTCCGAGTGCGCAAGACTAGCGACCTTCGAATTCCTGCAAGCTAGGCTCATATTCTGAGGGATGAATAATGAAGGTAGTTTTATTTAGCGAAGAGTTTTCTCCCGACGGGAAGGAGGCCGATTGGCCTGCTATTCCGGCAGTAGGAGACGTTGTGAGCTTTGATCACCGCGGCGGGACTTCGAACCTCGGCGTACGCCAGGTACGGTGGCTCGCAGACACCGAAGGAAACTTCAAGGAAGCCCACATTCATCTGACATTCGACGAAGTGCCGCGGCGCTGAGATTCCGCCCGGCTGGATGATCGAAACGAAAAAAGGCCCCGCCGGCGCGAGCCAGCGGGGCCAGTTCAATAGGGAGGCATCAAACCGAGCGGCCCAAGAGCCACTCAGAGCCGAAAGGAAAGAGGCACATAGCTGGACGCACAACGCCCGCCTACTTCACCCTTGAAGCAAGCGCCTTGCGCAATAAATCTATCTGCGCTGCAGCGTGTAGCTCCTGCTCCGCTATGGCTCTGAACCCATGTTGCTCTAGGAGGATATGGCTTTGGCAGCCCCGACAGATCAATTCGAGCGTCCCGTCGTCATCCTGACCCGGTTCGGTGTTCCCACCGCGGTCTCATCGGCGATGGAGGCATACATGTTCCTGTCCGATTGGCCGGCTTCGAAGCGCGACGCAGTGCATTCGCTGGCGCTTAAGGGCTGTCTGGCAGCCGTCCGTGGCGACATCGAAACTGAGACGGCGCGGGGGCTCTTCGCTTCATGGGCGGAAAGACGCGACATCCTCGCGCCCGATGCCGCCGCTTTCATCACCAGCCGGCGCGGAAACTCGCACGGCGCCCGCTAACGGAGAGGCCCGGCCCCGCTGCGATCGGGACAGGGCGCACGAACGGGAAGCAAATCCGAGCCTAGAGAGGCCAACGCCTTGAGGCCCACCAAGTCACTGCTGCGACGCCTAACATCCCGGCGGTGACGATCAGCGGGGTCCAGATTTTGGCCTCCTGAGTGGCGAATTCACCAGGGCGCCTACGTCAAAACCCTTGCGTCACCTCAACCGCGAAAGTGGCGCCGGCGGCGAAGCGCCGCAGTACCACGCCATTCAGGAAGGCAGCGGCGGCACGCGCACGACCGGCAGCTCCTGCCAGATGGTCCAGAGCCCGTGCGGCATGCGGTAGTTGATCTGGCCGCGGATCACTAGGCCGGGGACGCGATCGAGGTCGCGGGGGATGATCACGCAGAGATCGTTGCGGCCAGGACCGAGCGCGCTGGCTTGTGGCGTTCGCAGCACGGCGCCGTCACGCTGGCGCTCCGTGATAGCTGGGAATTCGACCGCCGTGCCGTCGACGGTGATCGACCAAGACACCACCACCGGCTGGGCATAGCGCGCCTTGACCCAGTGCCACGTCCAGCACATCCGGCCGGGCGTTCGGTCCTCACCGTCGAACTCGACACGCTGCTCTGTGAGCACAGGCGCAAACCGCGCCTCGAGCATTGGCGTTCCATAGAGGAAGAGCGCGGTGCCGATGGCGCCGGCCGGAGCCCACACCCCGACCGCAGCAACCGTCTTCGCTGACAGCATCACTTCGCTCCCTTGATCGCGAGCCAGATAGCCGTGCAGATGCCACCAAGCAGAACGGTCACGACCGCCTTGAGCCCGTGACTGATCAGCGCCTCGCGCGTCTCGCGCGCCGCGCGCATCGCGGAGAGGTCCTTTCGGAAGGCTGGGATGTCATCGATCCCGACCCTGTCGAGGAAGCGCTGAATCCCTGCTTCGACCATGTCCTCGACATCGTCCGCCTTGATGGCGTCATCCCGGACGGCCTTCGCAGCCTCGAGAGCTGCCGCGGTGATCATTCGCTGGATGTCGGCCGACCACAGGACAGTATCGCCCGGGAGCATGGCCGGAGGCATTCTTTCAGGCATAGGCTCAGGCTCCGGCCAGGAGGATTGATCAGCGCGCCGTGGCGGCCGCGGCAACGACACCGATCTTGGCGGTGAGCTTCTCGGCGATGGCGTCCGGATCGAGCCCGAACCGCGCGACGGCGTCGGGAACTGCCTGCTGCACATAGGTTACGCCGTCACCGATGCCCGGGCTGTCGGCGGGGAGGCGAATGGCCATGCCTGCCGAGCCGAGCCGCGAGATCAGCATGCCGGCCGCCTGCGTCAGCGCGGTCTGGAAGGCCTCGCGATGGCGCGCCTCGATGTCGAGGCCGAGCTTCTCGCGGATCAGCTTGAACAGCCAAGCAGCGAGCGCGGCGACGAAGATGCCCGCGAGCTCGATGAGGTAGGGACGGAAAACGCCGAGCAGGGAATCGCTCAGGGTCTGCGCCTCGGCGGCTACCGCGGCGAGCATAACGACGACGCAGGCGAGCGCCAGCGCGCCCAGATAGGCGAACAGCTTCATGATGATCTCCATGATGGTGATGGGCGGAAGCCGGCAGTTCAGGGGGCGTCGAATGCTAACGACAAGAGACCGTCGGCAGGATAAAGTGCCCCCGGGGGTGAGAGGGCCAAATGACAATAAGAATGCGCTCGACCGCCTATTATCAGCGGCGGACTACACTGCGGGCCGTAACCCTGAAGAAGCGAACTGATAGGAAGGCTAAAAGGTTGTCTTCAGCGGAGGCCGCAAAACTCGCTGAAGTGAGCGTGGATGCGTTTCCGGCGCATATCCGCGCCGACAACGACGATTAGGCCGTGAACTGATCACATCAGCCGCCCGATCTCGTCCTTGCCGACCTTGAAGGACGGGCAAGCTTTCGCGTTCGTGTAATCGTTATGGCCGGTCACGCGCTTGATGCCGCGATGCTGGGCCATCAGCTGCTGCGTCAGCCAGAGCATCGAGGCACGCTGCGCCGGCGTGCGGGTGTCCTTCGGCGTCTTGCCGTCCGCGGCGACGCCGCCGATGTAGCAGCAGCCGATCGTGCCGCGGTTCTTGCCCGCATCGGCGCAGTGCGCGCCCTGCTGACCGATAGGCCGTCCGAGCATGATCCGGCCATCGCGGTAGATGATGTAATGGTAGCCGACATCGGAGAAGCCGCGCTGCTTGTGCCAGGCGCGGATGTCCGCGACGGTGAAGTTCTGCCCCTCGCGCGTCGCGGCGCAGTGCCAGATAATCTCGTCGATCGCGCGCGCCGTCGCCAGCAGCTGCAGGCTCGCGACGTTCGGAGGCGGCGCCGCCACGCCGCCCAGTCGGTAGAGGGACAGCGCAGGCACGGCCATCGCGCTCTTGTCGGGCTCCGGCCGGCCGGGCTTCGGCGCGGTGATCGCCTGCTTCAGCGCGGCGATGGTCTGCCGACCGGCGATGCCGTCGACGAAGAGGCCGTAGCGCTGCTGGAACACTTCAATCCCGGCTTTCGCGCCAGGGCCGGGCCTGCCATCGGCGCCGGTCGGCCCGACGCTGATGGCGAGCAAAAGCAGCGCGGCTTGCACCTCGCGGAGGTTCATGAGCTTACTCCAGACATGAAAAAGCCGCCCGAAGGCGGCGACGAGGATGACGCACCCCATTTGGGAGATGCGGGGCGGCGACTGGCCGCATACGAAGCCTAGGTCGCACACGGTTGTGCGGGCCGGAGATATCCCCGATGCGCCTTCTTGGTCTCGGTACTACCGAACTATTCGTCGTCGCCGGGACCGTTATCGGTGGAATCCCCTGGGGGATCGTCGCCTTCGCGAAGGCCGCGCTTCGCCATCCATGGGCGGGAAAGCTCCTTCGCTTGCTGCGTTGGGGGCTCTTGCTCGCGGGCGGCTATGCCTTCCTGGTCGTTACGGGCTTCATCAGCCGCTGATCTGAGCGCTAGGCGAACGCTGCGTCGATCTCTTCGCGGGTCGTGATCGTGCCTGCGGCGATGGCGGCGAGCACGTCCCCACGCACCGTAAAGCTCGCATTGATGTGCGATTGCACAGCGTCGCCGATCGCCAGCATCGTTGCAGCATCCAGCGGATGGACACTGTCCCATAGCGTGGTCCAGTCCGGGTTTCGCGAGGCGGCGACATAAGCACCAAGGATCTTTCCCTGGCTCTCCTGGTCGGTCGCGATGGGCACGCCCCCCACGACGATGCCGCCGACCTCGACTTGCCAGCGACGCTCACGGGCATAATCGATCAGCCCAGACCGCACCGGGTCGTGAGCGTCGATTGTCGCCTGGAGGACTGAGTCCTGCTCCGGCGACAGGTTCTCGCGGCCTGTGATGGTGCCATTGGGCTCGTAGGACCAGGGCAGGCCCATCAGGCCGGCGGCCTCGATCTCGCGGGCGAAGCTCTGGCCAAGTGCTTTCTGCGTGGTCATCCTGCTCACCTCCAGCCATAGAGACGCCAGACGGCATCCGAGCTGACGTTGCCGCTGTTGAAAGACAGCCGGGCATGCGTCCACCGCGAAGTGTCGCCAGAAAAGTAGCCGGAGCCGAGCACCGTCGATTTCTCGTTGCTGGTCTGACGTCGGAACTTCATCTTCCAGTCGAACTCGGGCACGACGCCGGAACTGTTCGTGATCTCCATCACCAGATCGGCCATGTTCGAACCGGCAGCGTTGAGCGCCGCGCTCAGCGCAAATTTGTCGTCCGTGGTCGATTGCCAATCGACGGTCGCAGCACCCGCCCGGCGGCTCTGCCCGTCGTAATGGTAGTTCGCGCCGGTCTGGAAATTCGGCACGCCATCGGTCGAGACCTGCATCTGAAGCAGTTGCCCTGCAGTGGTCGGCTCCAGGCGGCTCCCAAGGAACTTGAAGAAGCGGAAAGAGCTGGTGAGCGGCAACACGATCACGCCGCCGCCAGTCGGTCCGACGCCCGAGGCGATCAGTTCGGAGCCCATCTGCAGCATGTCCGCCGCGTCCGCCCGGGTCAGCTCCTCGGCCGGGCCGGCGCCCGCAGTCTTACGGCCCATGAAGCGCGCGGACGTCACGGTCTGCAGCTTCGTCAGCAGGCTGAGCGCCTGCGCCGGCACGGTGATGAAAACCTCTTTCGTCCCGGCGCCGAGGTTGAGCGCGGCATCGCTGTTCGAGCTCGCGATGATCGTGGTGCGCGCCAGCGTCGCCGGCGCGGTGAAGGTGCCGATGCCGACTTCCCAGTTCGCGCCGAATACGAGGGCATACCAGGTGGTATCATTGGTCGAGAGCCGGCTGTTGAAGGTAGCGAAGCCGACATCGGCGCCGGTCAGCGTCAGGTCGCCGGTTCCGGTCGTCGTCGTGTTCTCGCGAATGCGGTCACCGAGCTTGAAAGCCATCAGAGACGTTCCTCGATCCTGTAGGTTTTTGAGAAGGTCGCGTAGGTGGGCTGGCCGACGGGGCTGACGTCTTCCATCCGGCCCCAGACCGAATCCCGCGCCAGCGCCGGGCTGGTCGGATCGGTCAGCATCAGGATGTCCGTGTGCTTGCCGCAGACCCGGTCGATATCCTCGACCAGCCCATAGCGCTGCGCCTCGTCGAGATGGCCGAAGGTCAGGTTGAGCAGCCGGTAAGGGTCCGCCCGGTCGATATAGCTCTGGCCGCCGCGGCTCTTGGTGACCCGGCTGGGGTCGACCCACGCGCGATCCCAGCCATAGGCGAAATTGATCCTGAGCTGCTCGGTCAGCCCGACAAAGAGCCGGCCGGCCTCGACGAAGGCGGCGGCGGGCTCCTCGAGGTCGATCCTGAGATAGCGGGCGCTGACCGGCGCCGGCAGCAGATGGATCAGCTGCGGATAGCGCGGGTCGATCCGGCCGGACGCCGCGCCGCTGTCATGGGCCGCACCGTCGAGCGCCGAGGAATCGGCGGACGAAGCGCGGATCCGGCTGATGCCGGCTTCCGAGAGGTTGACGCCCATCAGCGCCACGCAGTCGATCGTGACGACCGCGCCGAGATCGACGGTGACATGCTCGGCGGCGCCCGCGGTGCCGCGCCATTTCCTCGCGACATGCGGGTTCTGCAGCATGGTCGGCGGGGTCAGCTGCGCGAAGCTCGAGGCCGAGATCGCGCTGGCATCGGCGAGATTGCGCCAGCCGATCCTGGCAGCGCTAGCGATGGGCATCAGCCGAACCCCACGATCTCGACGCTGTTCTCATCGCTGTCCTCGCTGATCGAAACGACCGACAGCAGGCGCCCCTCGGCGAGCGTCCACCGCGGATAGGTGACGTAGATCACGTCGCCGACGTCGTGGATGAAGGCCTGCGCCTTCATGGTGATCCGGTAGAGCGCCGCCTGGCTGTAGAGGCTGAGCTGGCGCAGCGCCTCGGCCCGGGCGGGGCCCTCATTGGCAAAGAAGCTCGGGATCGGCTCGATATCCTTGCCGAGCGGCCGATCCGCACGGATGCCGGGGCTCGCCGCCTCGGCGAGGCGCCACGGCTCCTTCAGGAAGGCGGCGCGCGCCGGCGTGATCCCGGCCCGGCCGTCGACATCGCTCTGCACCGTCCAGTTGCGCCCCCAGGCCTGCCGGAAGCGCCAGGGCGGCGGCGAGAGATCGCCGGGCAGGCGCTCGCGGCCGATCTCGACGATATCGACCTTGTCATAGCGATTGGTCGGGATGCCGGCCGGCGCCTTGAAGATCCTGACCTCGAAGCGGCCATTGCGCCGGAACCCGCCCCAGCCGCCGATACCGCCCATCAGCTCGGCCACGACATCGGCAACCGTTCGGTCGCTGCCGTCGAGGAAGATGCCGATCGCTGCCGGCTGCTCGATATTGACGGCGTCGAAGCTCGGCAGGCTGAGCTCCGACGGATCGGCGAGGCCGCCGGTCGCGACGATCAGCCGGCGGACGATATCGGCGGTCCGCTCGACATAGGCGCCGCCGGCGCTGTCGCCGCGCAGATCGCAGGTCACGGTGCCCACCGGCGAGCCGCCGAGCCTGACGAGCCCGGCAGCAAGGCAGGTCGCGTATTCGCCGGCCTCGATATCCTTGCCGGATCCGGCCGCCCCGGTCGTCGCTGCCCGCAGCGCCGCGGCGCTGGCGAAGTCGCCGGCGGGTGCGAGCGCGACCCCGCGATCATAGGCGGCGGTCACCGCGTCGAGCGGCCCGTCATTGACCTGGTAGACCAGTTCGGCCGGGATCACTGCCGGCGGCGAGACATTGAGGCAGCGGCCGAAGGCGCGCGGCTTGCGCCGGCCCTTCAGGTCGCTATTGCCGTCGAGCCCGCCCGTCCCGCCATAGGAGTTTGGCTGGGCCGGTACCTCGAGCCTGTAGCCGCTATCACGCAGATAGATCCGCAGCACATCCTCGCGGACCTCCCAATCGGCGGCCGTGCCGTCGAACAGCACCCGGAAGCTGTCATAGGCGGCGCCGGCAGCGCCGACCTTGACCACGACGCGGCGCCCGTCGATCGCGTAGCGCTCGATCAGATAGTCGTAGTCACCTTCGGCATTGATCAGCTCGAGCTCGCCCCAGCCGGCGGTGAACTCGCCGATCCGGCGCCCGCCGAGAATGGAGCGATCCCAGCGCAGCGCCTTCTGCAGCGTGCCGTGGAAGGGCTGGTTCGGAAGCTGGTCATCCGGCCGGCTGATGAACTCGCGCGTCGCGCTGTAGATCCGGAACAGCGCCTGCGCCGAGAACTCGGCTTCGGCGACGAAGCTCACCGAGGCGAAGCGGGCACGGTCGGCGCGCCCCTGCAGGCCGGCCTGCGCCGACAGGTCGAGACGCGCCCGCATGATCGCGGCCGCGGCAGCGGCGAGACCAACCCGCGCATTGAAGACGACGCCGACCAGCGGGTTGATCGGCCGCTGTGCCGAGATCGGATAGGTCGAAAGCGGTTCGCCGAGCATTATTCCGACCCGATCGCCCAGGGCGAGATTTCGGCGGCGTAGACCAGCATCACCTTGGTGTTGGTGACGAGATCGGCATAGGCGGTGGTCGGCATGCCCGAGAAGCTGCCCTGGCCGGTCATGACGACGCCGGCGAAGCGCAGCCGCCAGGCCTGCCCGGAAAGCTGGCCCGTGACCGACAGCGATAGCCCTGTCCGCGCCAGACGATGCGCCGTCCCCGAAAGACCGCCCGCGGCTGAGAAGCCGACTGCGACGTCATGGATCTGGCTCGCCGCCGGCGACAGCATCCCGCCAATTGCGAAGCTGGCCGAGGGCCGGAAGATCGCCTGCGGCTGCGCGACCATCTGTCCGGTCGCCCCGAACGATGCCCCGGGCCGCGCCAGCCGCCGCGCCTCGCCGGCGAGGCCCGCGCCGGCCGATAGCGCAAGCCCGCTGCGCGCCAGCCGTCGCGGACTGCCCGCCAGGGCGCCGCCCGCCGCGAGTGCGAGCCCGGACGCGTGGATCTGGCGCGCCTGCGCCCCGAGCACGCCGCCGGCCACCATCGCGACCGCGCCGGCGGCGAGGCGCGAAGCCACCGCCGCGAGGCTCGCCACGGCGTTGAAGGTCACCGTGGCGTTGATCGGCGACCGATCGGGCGGGAGCGCCGCGATCGGTGCCTGCGAGAGTGCGCCGAAGCCGAGCATCGATCAGATCAGGCGAACACGACCGAGAGCTGCGCCGCCGCGAACTGGAAGACGTCGCCGTTCTGGATGTTGCGCGAGGAGTTCAGCGCCGCGCTCATCAGGATGTTGCCGGCACCCAGCGTCGCGCTGTCGATCAACGCAGCATGGGTGATCACGCCCCAGTCGGCCGTGGCGGGACCGACCGAGATCACATCCTCGTTGAGCGCCTGCCCGGTGGTCGCATTGGCCGGAGCCATCGCGGCGGTGACGTCGACCCGTGTGTAGCCGACGCCGGAGCCGATCTCGGCGGTCAGCGAGCCGGCCTCGCCAGGGTCGGCCGTGAACAGTGCGAGATAGACCGCCGGCATGGTGAAGGAGGTGAGGCCCAGCATGTGGTCGCAGAGCTTCTTCTCGGCATAGTTCGACAGATTGGCCATGCATGGCTCCTCATCTCCGCGCGGCTGGGCCGGCGGCTTGCTGGTGGCGGGTCAGGCGAAATCGATCAGGCGACGCGCTTGCCGGCCCGGTCCGGGCGGTTGCGGTCCTGGCGGGCATCGGCGGCGGCGCGGCGCTGCTCCTGCCGAACGCCCGCGACCTCGCCGGCGACGACACCGGCCGAGCCGTATTCGGCTTCGATCAGGCGCTGCTCGAGCTGCTCGATGCGGGCATGCAGCCGCCGCAACTCCGCGACGATCTCGCGGCTGCCGTCGTTCTGGTTGGCGGGCGGAACGAAGACCGGGCCGGGCGCGGGCCGCGGCCGGGAGAAGGTGGCCAGATCCGCGAAGGACGCCCCGCCATTGATCGCCTCGAGCAGGCTGGCATGGCGGGACGCCGCGGCAGCGTTGACCATAAACTCGCCGTTCGAGGCCCAGATCGGCACGCTGTCCGAGGTCGGCGAGCCCGGCCCGCTGATCCAGCCGCCCGAGGCGAAGGCGCCGATGTTGCCGGTGCCGAAGCCGCCGGCATTGCCAGTGTACTGCATGATGAAGGCGGTGTTGTAGGCGATCTTGTTGAGCGCCGTGACCATGTTGTTGTTGACCCCGACGCCCCGGATGGTCAGGTCCGTGTCGAGCGAAAACTGCCGGTTCAGCGCGTTCAGCATCGCCAGCGAGGTCGTGTTCAGCGAGATCAGCTCGCCGAGCAGCCCGTTCTGCGTCGAGGCGAAATTCACCGCGCTCTGCTGCATGGAATTGGAGGATTCCATCAGGCTGTTGGTGGCCCCGCCCAGGGCCTGAACCTGCTGCAGCAGCGTGTTGGCGATCTCTGTGTTGGCATCGGTGCCCTGCGCCGCCGCTCGGATCAGCTCGAGGCGGCTGATCTGGCCATCGCCATTGGTATCGAGCTCGCTGAAGATCGCCGCGAGGTTCGAATTCGCCGCCTCCTGCAGGCTGATCATGCCGTCGCCATTGGTGTCGAGGCGCGCCAGCGAGGCGAGCAGGCTGGTGTTCGCATGCTCGATCGCGTCGACGATGAACTGCTCGGCCGAGACCTGCGTCGGTAGTGCCGTCAGCTGCGCGGCGACCTGTTCGAAGATCGCCTGGAAGGCGGGCGAGGACGCATAGAAGCCCTTCGCCGCATCGAGCAGCGAGGAGGCGTAACCGGTCAGCCCGTTGATGGCATCGCGATTGCCGCCCTGCGCCAGCGCGAGCTGGGCATTGTACTGCGACTGCGCCGCCGCGAGCCTTGCCTCCGGCGACAGCGGCGAGTCGTTGCCGGCGCGCATGTTGTCGACGAACTGGCGCAGGTTGCGGGTGAAGCCATCGAAGAAGTTCTGCGCCTCCTGCTTCGCCCGCTTCTGCTCTGCCGCAGCCTGATCGGCAAAGGTCTCGATGATCTTGAGACGCTCGGCCGCGAGCGCCGCCTCGAGGTCGTTGATTGCCTGCCCGCCGGCGCGCATCTCCTCCAGCCGCTGGCGGTGCGCCGAGCGGTCGAAGGCCGCGAGCTGGCCGTCCAGCGTCGTGCTGTCGTTGAGCGCCGCGAAAAGCCGGTCCTGATAGCCGAGACGGCGCTTGGCCGCCTCGATCTCGCGCGCCGCCTCGCCGATCGCCTGTCCGGCCTCGACGACCAGCCCGGCGAGCGCCGGGAAGCGGGCGATCAGATCATCGAAGGCGGCGCCGGTGAGATCCGCGCCATTGACGATCTTCTGCGCCGCCGCCTGGAAGTAGGCGCTCACCCGCGCCTGGTCGGTACCGAGCAAGGCGGCGTCGGCGCGCAGGCGCTCGACCTCGGCGAACAGATCGGCGGTCTCGTTGATATGGTCGCGGTCGAGAGCCGACAGCGTCTTGCGGTCGAGGTCGCGCTCGAAGCCGGCGCGCAGCCGGTCCATCGCGACGACGACGCCCTGCTCGACAGCTTCGGCCGCGGCGTCCGCCGACATGCCGAGATCGACCAGGACCTGCGACAGCGACGAGGCCGTGCCGTTGATCCGCTGAATCTCGGCCTCGACCGCGCCGATCTCGCGCGCGCCGGTCAACAGCGACATCGCATAGGTGCGGCTCGCCTCGCGCGCCGCCTCATAGGCGCCATCCGTCAGCTGGGTATCCGCGACGAAGCCCTTCAGTGCTTCGCCGGTATCCTTCACCGACTTGCTGGCCTGGAGGAAGGGCGAGTTGAGGCCGAAGCCCTGGTTGAGCGCGTCGAGCGTGCCAGCGAAGCTGCGCCGGAACTCGGTGACCGAACGGTCGAGGAACGCCTGGAGATCGCGCTCCATCGCGAAGACCGCCGTCTTGTCACCGGCGAGCTGCGCCGTCTTCGCCGCGCTCTGGAAATTGGTCCGGGCCTCGCGGAACGAGCCGGTCAGGCCGCCCTCGGTCTCACCGCGCCAGAGCGCGCGCTGGCGCTCCACCTCCGGCTGAATCTGCGCCCAGTCGTCCTGATACTGCTTCAGCGCCGCCATCATCTCCTGGCGCCGCTGCTTCTTCGCAGCCGACTGGCCCATGATGCCGCCGGCCGCGCCGGAAAGCCCGCCGACCACGGCACCGATCGCCGTGCCGATGCCGGGCAGGATCATGGATCCAGCCACCGCGCCGGAGAGCGCGCCACCAAGGCCGCCGATGAGCGGCGACTGGCTCTGCTGCCCCATGCCGTAGCCCGCGAGCGCGGCCACGCCCAGGCCTGCGACACCGCCGAAAGAGAGCCCGCCTCCGGCCGAGCCAGGCGCCGAGGCGCTCTGCGTCTGGCCTTGGGCCGAACTGCCGCCACCAAAGAGCCAGGAACCAATCTTCTTGAAGCCGTCGATGATACCGCCGGAAGCGCCCCGCTCCAGGCTGTCGGTCAGCGGCTTGACGTTCAAGGTGCCGTTGTCGTTGGCCGCCGAGGTTGTCCCGAACAGGCTGCCGAGGCCCTGTCCCGACATCAGCGGCTTCAGGATCTGGTTCTCGATCAGGCGCGTCCCGAGCTTGGCGAAACTCTTCAGCGCATTGTCGACGACCCCCTCGAAGCCCTTGTCGGTCTGGGTGAAGAGATCGTCGAAGGCGCCGCCGAGGATCGAGGTCAGGTCCTTGCCGAAGTCGACAAAGCGCTCTTTCGTCGCATTCAGGGCCGCCTCGACCTTCGCACCATCAAGATACTGCCGGCCGAGGTCGCTGGCTGGGTCGATCCCCTGCCGGCGCAGCGCCTGCTCCGCCTTGAGCACGGCGAGGACCCGAGAGCGCTCTTCTACCGACTTGCCAAGGAGCGATACCTCGAGGCGCAGCAGCTCGGTCGACTCACGCTGATCTGCCAGCATGCCCAGCGCCGCCGCCTCGGTTCGGGCGTCCTGCACGCGCGAAACTGAGTCCGCTTGCTCTTTCGCAAGGCGTGCGGCCTCCTTTTCTGTGACGAGACCGGTGGCGATCAGCTTGTTATAGGCCTCGCGTTCAGCCTGGAGCCGCTCTTCCAGATCGGCGCGCTGCTTCGCCGACAGATTCCCAGCGGACGCCGCTGCGTTGGCGGCGTTCGTTGCCGAAGCCTCCTGGCGCTGCAACGCGATCTTCTCGGCGAGCCCGCGCTTGGTCTCCGCGATCTCCTTGTTGAGGCGCTCCCGGAAGATCACCTCCGCGTCGCCGCCAGTGGTCCGCGCCTGCTGCGCGGCCTCCTTGCGGATGCGCGCGACTTCGGCAGCCGCGACGCCACCGCGCCGATAGGCTTCCGTCTGTGCATTGGTGACGGTGATTCCATCCTGAATCACCTTCGACTGTTCGTTCAGCGCGACGGTGCCGCGGGCTGTGGCCCGCTCGGCCAGCTTGATCGCAGCAGCCTCCCTCGAAGTGGAGACAGCCTCGCCAAGCATGTTGATGCGCGCGCGTTCTGCTGCCGTGGCCTGAGCATCGGCTAAGGTCTTATCCTGCGACGCCTTGAGGTCGAGTTCGGTGTTTCGGCGGGCTCGTTCCTGCTCGAGCGAGAGTCCGGAAGTGATGCCCTGCAGATCGCGGGCGACCTTCTGCTGGCCTTCCAGCGCCTCGGTCTGCTCCTTGATCTGCTGCGTGAGGGTGGCAAACCGCTCGCGGTTCGAATCGTCCGGGACGCCAATCGCGTTGCGCTTCGCCCTGAGTTCCTCAAGGCTTTTGTCCAGGGTGTTAACCCGGCCGATCGTCTCGTTGTACAGGCGAAGCTGCTGAGCGAGGCCCTGGTTCCCCGTCGCCAAAGCGACCGCTTCGCCCTCATTGGTCTTTCGACTGGAAGCGCTAGCCTCGGCCTTTACCCGGGCGGCTTCCCGCTCCTTCTGCTCGATCGCTTCCAACGCCGACAGCTTCTGCCGCAAGGTGCCTACTTCGGCGCGAAGCCCGGATTCCTGGCCGAACGTGGTGCGGCCTGTCGCGAGCTGTTGCTCGATCTCTCGGATTCGCGAACGGGCCGTCGCGATCTCCTCGGAGCGATCTGGGCCGAGCACCGCGCCGGCAGCGCCCTCCTTCAAGCGACCGAAGACGATGCCCATTTCCTTGGTGAGGCGGTCCCACTTCGACAGCGACTGGTCAGCCGCGTTGTCCGTCGCGCGCCCGAGCTCCTCCATCAGCAGCCTCTGGGCGCGGAGCTTGTCGTTGAAGTCCGTCGCGGTGCGGATCATGCGTAGCGTCGTGCTGTCGAGCCCGCCAATCTTGTCGCTCAGCCCCTGTGCGCCACGTGCCGGGTCGGCCAGAGCCTGCGCGATCTCCTGGGCGGCGCTCTTCAGATCCTGCCCGTTGACCGCGGCGTAGTCTTTCGTGATCCGCGTCAGTTTCGGCAGGTTGTCGTTCGCGATCCGGCCGAGCTTGACGTACTCGGCGCCGATCAGGCGGGCATTGGAGACCGTGATGTCCGCGGCCTGCGCCGATTCCCTAGCGAGCCCCTCGAGCTGGCCGCCGGCGAGCCCGGAAGTGCGCCCTGCCCCGAGCAGCGAGTTGCTCAGGGTCTGCTGTTCGCTCGACACCTTGAACGCCGCATACATCGCACCTAGCGCCGTCGTGACGGCCGCGATCGGCCCAGCGAGCCGGAGAAGGGCCGGCCCCATTTGGCCAAGGAAGCCCATGACCGAGCCGCGAGACGCCGCGAACACGTCCGCGATCTGAGTGCCCTGCTGGATCAGCACCGTCATGGGCGACTGGCCGGAAGCCAGCGAGACGAAAACGTCCTGCGCCTGCCGGCCGAGGTTGATTAGCTCATGGCGGGCAAGACCAACACCCGAGGTCCACTTGCCCGTCGCCGTGAACGCGCCCTCGAGTGCCTTCTTGGTGTCGTCGTGGACCTTGTTGATGTTCGTGACGACGGTCGCGTACTGCTTCTCGTCGATGGACCGCCGGGCCAGAAGCCCTTGGGCCGTCTTCAGCGCCTCGTTTCGCCGCTCCTCGTTAGTCAGCAGCGGGTTGTAGGCCTGCGTCAGGCTACGAACCGCGCGCTCATCCTCCTCGATGAAGGCCGACATCGAGGCGCGCGCGCCCTGCGTGCTGTCGAACTGGTAGCCAATGCGGTGGACCTGCTGCAGCCGCTCCTGGACGGCCTGCATACGAGCGACACTCGCCGTCACCGCGGCCTCGCGGCGCTTAATCTCAACCGCGATCTCATCGAAGTAGGCTGTGAAGGCAGAGGCCGACTGGCGAGCCGAGCGTGGCGCGCCAGCGATCAGCGCCTCATTCAGCGAAGTCGTGAAGCTGTCGGCAACGGCGCGCCCACGGGCGGCGGCGACACCTTCAAGGCCTCCGACTGAGCCAAGAAATGCGTCAGCGGAATCCCGTGCGGAGCCTGCGCTGCTCCCGATCCCGAACGACGCGTTGATGCGCTGCTGCGTAGCCTGCGCGTCCGCGAGCCGTTTGGTCGCCGCAGCCGCGCGGTCGGCCACGGCGGCATTGACTTCGTATCGGTCATTGAGCGCTGCAACGACCGGTGCAAGGGCCACGAACCCCTGCCGGGCCATGCTCGCGGCATCGGCCGTCTGACCGAACTTCCGATAGACCCCGTCGAGCGCGGCAGCCGCCCGGGCCGGGTCCATCCCTCGATCGAGAGCCTTCCCGATCGAACGGACCGCGCTCTCGAACTTCGCCGCGTCGCCATAGCCAGTGATCCAGACGCGCGACAGCGACGCGACACCCGGAACAGCCTTGCTGGCGGCGGCATCGGTCGCCGCCAGCGCCCGGCCGACCGCCTTGGCCGACCCGACCATGTCGCCATCCGCCGACACCTTCTGAGCAGCCGCGCGCACATACTGCGACACGTCCATCTCAGCAGTGACGCGGAGGGAAGAGAGCTTGGTGGTCATGCGGATCGCTCGCGCTTGGCCTTTTCGGCCGCGGCCTTGGCCTGCTTTGCGGCGTAGGCGACGTACTCGTCGTCCATGGCCCGCAGGAATAGGTAGAAATCGGGGAAGATGTCGCCCATCAGGCCGTGATCGCGGGCATAGGCGCTGATGCTCTGGTAGTAGATGCCGGAGCATCCACCCATGTCGCCGCGGTGCCGGTCGTTGGTGAGCGCGTTCCATGCATCGAAGAGATAGCCGGCCCAAGGCGGCATCTCGTCGTCTTCGATCTCTTCGATCTGATCGCCCAACGCCTCGGCGGCGTCAGGCTCCTCATCCATCAGATCGGCTAGGAAGCCGAATTCGTCTCCGCGGCGCTCGAGGCGGGCGCGGAAGGCGCTTCGGACTTTCCCAGGTCGTCCTCGGCCGCCTCGCCGAGCGCCTCAGCGTCATCGGTGAACTCCGGATCGACCTCGCTGAGCCTGCCGGCGCAGTATTCGACCTCGGCCACGATCACGCGAAAAGCGGGATCGGTGAGCGTCGCGAGCGCGGCCTCGGGCGAGTATTCGATATCGAGCCCCCGCCAACCGTGCAGGATCTCTTCGCAGTAGAGGCGGCCGATGACAGGCGCCAACTTCTCAGGGGGAATGGGCTGTCCCTTGTACCGGCGGCTCAGCTGCTGGACGCGAGCGTCGCGCTTGATGCGGTAGGAGGGTTTGGTCAGGGCGGAGACGAGGAACTCGACGCCCGGCCACTGGAGCGAGGGAACCCAATCGCCTTTGGCTTCGCGATCGAGATTGGCTCGGAGGGAGGAAAGCTTCAGAACCATTGTGGTGCTTTCTTGCGAGGGAGACGGACGGGCTGTCGGGCCCGTCCGCCAGGAGTGCGCGCACATCCATCTCGCCGCCGGCACCAACCGGCGTCGCTGGCGCTGACCAGCTAGGCTTCTGGACCCGCCGCCGACACAGCGGGCAATTCATCGCCGCGGCCGAAGCCGCGACGGATCAGGCGAAGTACTCGAGGCGGTCGAAGATAATGTTGGCGCCAGTCTCCGGGTCGAGCGCACCGGAGAAGTCGAACTGCGCCGTCACCGTTTGGTTCTTGCCGCCTGCCGACGGGTTGCCGCCACCGCGCAGCGTCGCACGCGGAATCTGGATCACCACCGCCTGGTTGTTCTTGGCGACCCGGCCGTTCAGCGAGGTGACCGTGCCGTCATAGAACTTCTGCAGCACCGCATTGCTGCCGAAGTAGGTGTCGATCTGGCCGGTGACGGTGTTCTCGCCTTCGCGGATGTAGACCGCGCCGAAGTTGTCGACGGCGTCCTGCGCCTCGAGGTTGGCGTTCACCGTGAACGAGACACGGCGAGCCCAGTTCGGGCTGGTGAGCCGCGATCCGCCCTCGGCGAGCCGGCCGACGTTCGCGCTGCCGGCCATCACCTGGTTGGTCGTAGCCGGATCAGGCGAGGCATCCAGCGTCACCGTGCCCTGCGATGCGGTCAGCCCGGTGAAGGTGAAGGCGCCGGTGATCTTCTGCTTCGCCTCCATCGTCAGCTCGAGCTGGCCGGCCTGCATGCCGCGGTTCACGATGTAGGCCGGGACCTGCTGCCCCATGAACCCGCGCTCGATGGTCATCGGAGCGGGCGTCACGCCGTTCTTCAGCTGATCGCCGAACCAGACCCGGATGGTCTTGCCGGTGCCGACGTCGGTCGACCAGCCCGAAGGCAGGTTGTCGAGCGTTAGCTTGCCAGCCGCGATGTCAGTGACCCTCGCCCAGGCCGCAGCCCGCGCCACAGCGCCGGCGGTGACGAGGAAGGCGAAGGTGGTCGCGTCGGCGGTGCCGCCGATCTTGATCCACTGCCCCTTGCGCAGGCCGAGCGTGGTGAAGTCGAGAGCCGTCGAGCCCAGGCCGTCCGCCAGCGCGGTGATGTCCGCCGACGCTCCTTCGAAACCGACCACCTTCAGGCGCGCGGTGGCCGGCGGCGCGGCTTCCGTCACCAGGTTCGCGCCGAGCACAGCCACGGAGGTGGTGCCGCCCGTGGTGACCTTCCAGACTCCGTTGTTGGCAGCGGTGGCGAAACCGGTCGCGCGCAGCAGATGGTTGGCGACGAAGGCGGCGCCGGTCGTGACCGTGAATTCGTCGGTCGTGCCGGCCACCGCAGTGATCACGCTGTCGGCCGTGCCGTCGTTGTCCCGCTCCGGCGTGTTGAGCCAGTCCGAGAACAGCGCGGCGCGCAGCCCATCCGACACGAAGCTCTGCGGGTGCGGGTACGACAGCTCGAAATTGATCCCGCCGCCCGAAGTCTGGCCGACCATGATCGGATCGGCGTTCATGCGGTCGTCGCGCAGCTCGTCGCTGTCGACGTACTCCGGCGCGCCGGAGAGAGATTCGCCAGTCAGGCGGACCTGCTTCATGCGAGGCGTCGTGGGCGTGACGCCCGGCGTCGACTCCATCACGTAGCTCACCCGCACGCGGTTCGATGAGGTCATGGTTCAGGGCTCCCAATAGAAAAGGGGCGCCACCAAGCGCCCCATCACCTTGCCCAAGGGTCGGAATGTTCGATGCCGGCGCGGGCCACGCGCGGGCAGTTCAGGTTGGGTTACGAGCGCTTGGCCTTCCCCGTGGTGGCCTCGCCGGCGGCGGCGCTGTCCTTCGCGGACCTGCTCTCCGGACCCGCCACGAACCGGAGGCGCTTCAGATCCTCCAGCGGGATCGGGCCCTCGGCCGCTTCGACCTCGGAGACGCTATCGCCGGCGGCGAACCGGCGGCTCGGATGCGGAAACGGCTTCAACACGGTGATCAACATGGGTTTTCTCCTGTCTCAGGCTTCGAACCGCAGCCAATCGACGGTCACGGACAACGTCCAAAGAGCCCCGGTCGCTTCATCGCGGCCGCCGAGGCCGATCGCGGCATCCCTGAACTCGAGATCGTCGTTCATGAGCCGAGCGCCGCGGAACAGGTCCGCAACAGCCTTGGCCAACCGGCGCGCTTCGGATGAGCCAGTGCCGGCGGGGACCATCACGTGTATCCAGAGGGTTCCCACCTCGTCCCAGCGGTTCTGTTCTTCGGCGCCGATGCTCTGCTGCGCATAGACCGAGCTCGACATCTCGACCGCGATCCAGGTCTGCTGCGCAGTCTGCTCAAATTCCTCGTTCTCGAATTCGATGAGGGTCTCGGTCCAATGGTCGACCAGAAATGCCCGAACCGCGTCATAGACCACGCCCGAAGCCATCTCAGGCGGCCTTCATATTCATGACGATGGCGGGATAGGTCGTCCGCGCGCCGGCCTGCGTGTCGCGCTGCAGCTTCGTGCGAGCGAACGGCTTATAGCCGCGCCGGAAACGGCCCTTCAGGACGTAGCCGTTCGGGATGTAGACCATCCGGAATCTCACATCGACGGCGCGCCCGAACTGCGACTGGACCTTCCTGCGGACGTCCTGGAAGACCGCCTCGCCAGTCGAGACGCGCTGAAAGCCGCTTTCGATCTTGCGGGCATACGGCACCGTCGCCACCACGGAGACCTCCTCGCCTGCCGCGATCTCGGCATCGGCACGCATGACCTGCGATCCGGCCATCACGACATGCGAGGCGATGTAGTCGCCGCTCCTGCGGGGCGAGCGCTTCTCCAGCTCCGCCAGGGTGAAGGCGAGGATCGGCTGCCAGTAGCTGAAGTCGTAGACGATCGGGCCCGGGGCCTCGACGGTCTCTTCCTCGGCACCCTCTCGGCCGTTGACATACTTCGTGTAAATCGACGACGCCTCGCCGCCGGCGATGGCATCCCGCAGCGCGCCCCGCGCGAACTTTGCCAGTTCCTGATTGATCGCCGCCGGCGCCAGATCGGCCGTCGCCATCTGGAGATCTCGGGCGAAGGTCTCGAAGCGTGCCATCAGCCGAGCACCTTCGCCTCGATCCGGACAACGACGTCGCCTACCACGATCGGCGCGCCCGCCTCGATCTTGCGTTCCCGGCCGTCTGCCTGGCGAATGAAGTCGCCGACCTTTGGCCAGACCCCGCCGCCAGCCGCACCCGGCCACGTCCCGGCAGATGCAGCGGCCTGAAACTGCGTCGGCGACATGACGATCGACGAGGCCGTCTGCTTCACTCCGGCGACCAGTACCTCGCTGTTGAAGCCCGTCACCTTGGCCCGGCATTGGACCTCGACGAACACATTCGGCGCGGGGCCGACGCGTCGGCGAACCGTGACGGCCTCGCCACGTCGCGCCAGCGAAGCGTCCAGCCGCGCGATCATGCCGGCTGGGGTGTCGACCGTGCTCATGCGAACGTCGCGTTGCGGTATGGGGCCAAGCGCGCCATCAGGTCGGCGGGCAGGCCAGACGAGGAGGATGGCGTCGTGGCGCCGGAATTCACCCAGTATTGCGTCTCGACCTCCTCGACGCCGGGGATGTCGACACGAACGCTCTTCACGAGAGGGTCGCGGGTCTCAGCTGAGTGAAGCAGCCGGATCATGTCGGCGGCGACGCCCGCCAGATCGGGCGGTACTTCATCGAACCCAGCCTCGTACTCGACCACGACAAGCCCGGCGGGCCACGCTTGTAGGCGCGCGCCGGCGGTTCGCGAGACCAGCCCCGGGTCTCCTTCGACGATGCATCCCGCGAGATTGATGACGGATCCGCTAATGGTCAGCCCGGCCAATGTGATCTCGTGGCGGCGTGCCAAGATCAACTTGTCGCCGCCGCTGAAGAACCGCGTCTCTCGAACCACCTCCTGCCTGAGCGTGCGCGGGGCGCCCTGCCCTCGCACGATCCGGCAGGCCGCGAAGATATCCGCGGAGGCACGCGCGACCAGTTTGGCGAGCACCGCGTCTTGCGAGGTATCGCCGGGCGGGAGCCCAACGATTTTGCGCGCTTCCACCACCGTCAGTAGGTTCGGGTCGGCCGCGGGCGAAACAATCTCGAGCATTGATCAGACCGCCTTGTCGGGGTCGGCGCCCGGGAGCTTGAACGGCTTGGGATCGGCCGGCGGCAGCTTCACGATCTCACGCCCGTCCCGGCCCTTCTTGACGGCGAGACGCCACGACTTGCTCCCGTCGCCAGGCTTCTCGCCAGTGTCGTCCTGCGCGATCCAGTAGCTGCCGCCCCATGTCACGCCATCGCCGCGGGCGTAGACGCTGCCGTCCTTGAAGACGCCGCGGTCCAGCACAACCGGCAGTTCGATGCGACAGGACTTCTCGACATCGCCGCGCGCCCAGCGGAGCACGAAAGAGCGCTCGCCATCATGTTCGACCGTCATGTCGTCGAAGCCGAGCCCATCCTGTGGAACCGGGATCTTGGCGATCTCGCCCTTGATGAATTCGGCGATCGCGTCGCGATCAGCGTCGCGCCCGACCACCGGCCCGAGGTTCTTCGCCTCGCCGTTGGCCAAGGTGACGATGAGGTTGCCGTCCCGGTCGATCAGCGCGCCCGCGAGCCCGACACCGTCCTTCGGCACCGGGATCGCCTTGGCCACGGCAGCGATGCGCTCTTCGATCGCAGGCATGACCTGCTCGACCGTAACGGAGGTCCCATCCTTCGGCCGGGGGATGGCGTCGACGGCGCGACGGATGATCTGCTCGACCTCCGCCATGTCCACGTCCTTGCCCGCGGCGGCCGGCGGCAGAGCCTCGACCGCGGCGGAGACGAGGGGCTCGAGCGTGGCACTGATCGCGTCCGCATCCGGCAACAGCTTCGACACAGCCTCGAAACGGGTCGCAATCTCGCGCTCGATCATCGGGGCAACGTCATCGACAGATACGGCCTGCCCGGGCTCACCGTCCTTCGGCGCCGGCAGCGCCGCCACAGCCTCCTTGACCAGGGTGCCAATCGCCTCCCGAACCTCGACCATGTCGACGTTCGCACCCGGCTCGCCATCCTTCGCCGGCGGCAGCGCGGCGACCGCCCTCTCGATCTCCTCGCGGATCATCGGGGCGACGTCCTCCACCGAAACGCTCTTGCCCGGCGCAGGCTCTGGAAGAGCAGCGACTGCCTTGGACACCATCGCCGGGAGATGAGCCTTCACCGCGTCGACAATCGCCGGCGCGACCTCCTCGAGGCTCACGCTCTTGCCGTCCTCACCGTCGCGGGCCTTCGGCAGCGCCTGGACCAGTTCCTCGAGCATCGAGCGAACCTGATCCATGTCGGCGTCTTTGCCGGCCGCCGGCGCGGGCAGCGCCTGGACCAATTCTTCCAGGATTGGCCGAACCTGGTCCACCGTGATGCTCTCGCCATCCTTCGGCAGCGGGATGAGGCCGACGAGCTCGGTCGCGCGGGCGTTGATGCGGTCATCCAGATCCGCCAAGCCAAGCGCAACCGCTTCCGCCACGACCGGGCCGACATCCTCGGCCGTCACGCTCTTGCCGTCCTGGGGAGCGGGCAGCGCAGCGACCGCGGCGTCGACGGCCCGCTTGATCTCTTCGGGGTCCGCATCCTTGCCGTCGACCGGCGGTGGCAACGCCGAGACAGCCTCCGCAACCGCTTCCGCGACCACGGCGCGGACCTCGGCGATATCGATGTCCCGCCCGGGCTCGCCATCCTTGGCCGGCGGGATAGCGTCAACGGCAGCCTTCACCATCTCCTGCATGCGAACGGCGATCGCTGCCATGTCGGCGTCAGCGCCGTCCTTGGCCCGAGGGAGCGCGTCGACGGCCTTGGCCACCGCGGCGGCGACCTCGGCGGGGTCCACATCCTTGCCATTCCGGATCGCGCCCAGCGCAGCATCGATGCGCTGGGTCTGCAGGCCGGCGCTCTCCTTCAGCGCAGCGACGAGATCCGCGTTCGCCGCCTTGAGCTCGGCGATCGTGGCGCGCGCATCCGCCGAAATGACCTCGACCTCCTTCTCCCATTGCGAACGGCATTTCGCGATCACGCGAGCCAGCGCCAAATCGAGAGCGGAGGGGGCAGTCTCACTGCAGGACATAAGGACCCTGGGAGAGACATTCGAGAAACTCGGCGTGCGCGGCGACGCTGGCTGCGGCGCGCTGCTCGTCGACGGGTTCGTCATTATTTTCCTCCGCCGGCGCGACGCTGTCGGTGCTGGCCCCTGACTTCGCGAAGGGGTCCGCCTTCGCATCGCGCTTGGCGAGCGCGCGAAGGCTGAAATTCTGCTGCTGCAGGAAGACGTCATCGCCTTCCTTGTTCGGGCGAGCCCTCAAGCCGACGCGGCGGCGCTTCTCGTCGATCGTCATCACGCCGGAGGCCTTCTCGAGCACCTCCATCTGCGCGACGCTGTCCATCCGGAGCAGGTTGTCGGTGTCCACTTCCGTACCGAGCCGCCGGCCACCTTCCTTGATCGTGTCGAGACCAAGCCCCTCATCCAGGCAGAGCTCCTTGGCCTCGATCAGGATCTGCAGGCACTGGGAGTAATATTCGACGTTGAGCGCCTGGATGTTGTCGTAGCTGGGGAGCGGACCGACACCAACCTTGTAGGGCGGCATGTGGAAAGCCGAGCAGACGACCTCGGCCGACATCTTCAGCTGCTCGATGAGCTGCGCGTCGGTCGCCTTCATCGTCATCGACTCGAACTTCAGGCCGTCGCCGAGCACCGCGACGCGCCCCGCGCCCTTGTCCCCCGTGTATTCGGACTCCCAATGCGCCTTCAGGCGTGCGGCCGTCGCATCGTCGATGTGTGCCGGAGCAGTCAGCACGCCGCCCGGCTGAGCGTTGTTGCCGAAGAACTTCGCCGACTGGTTCTGGATGGCATGGCCCTGCATCGCCGCGAGGCCGCAGGCATAGATCGGCGAGAGCCCGACCAGCGGATGGAACAGGCAGTTCATCCGATCGTGGATGATTTCGCGCGCCGGCACGATTACCTGCGACGGCAAGCCGGCCAGGTGGTCGGCGTTCAGGTCGTAGAAGACCGCTCCATCATCAGAGATTAGGGGCTTGGTGCGATCAGGATCGAGAATATGCAGGGCGATGACTGCGCCGCGCCCGTCGCGCACCTTCAGCACGTAAGTGTTGCCACGGCTCAGCTTCGAGAGCAGCCAGGCTTCGGCGAACTGGATCCGGTTCTGGTAACTGTTCGGCTTCCGAAGGACAGGGCTGAACGCGGGGCTCTCCACCTCCGTCCAGATGTCCTCGCCCTGATGCTCGACCAGCTTGATCCGATTCTTCGCGATGTCGGACGCGATCAGCGTGATGCAGGCGAAGACCGCATGGAACGACATCGCCGTGTCGAAGCGCACCTCGACATTGCGCTGCCACGCGCCAGCGAACGGCTCACGGATGATCGACCACCAGCCACCGCGCCCGGCCGGGACCATGGACATCCCCTTGGCGCGCGGCGCCAGCGCCTGCCCCAGCGCCGAAAGAAAGCCTGCCTCAGCCATTTGGGTTCAGCCCGTTGCGGCAGATGACGGCGGCGGCGAGCGCGAAGACACCGCCGGCGATGAACGCCCAGCCCGGGCCCGCCAGCAGGAAGACGCCGGTCGTGATGAAGCCGGCGCCCGCCAGCGCCAGCACCAGGATCGCGATGAGGAGCTTCATCAGGCGGCCAGAGCCTCACTGCGGCCGCAGAACACGACTTCGTCGAAGCCGTGCATGCGTGCCAGCCGATCAGCGTGGGCGTCGTCCCGTGCGAAGATCGGCGAGCCCGGCCAGTGCGCGGCCGCCTCCGGTGAGGCGATCACGGCGTCGAACGGCCCGGTTGCAAGAGCGGCGGTCGCGTCGGTCCACACGGAGGGGTGATAGCCGAGCACCAGGCAACGGCCTCGCCCTCCCCCGCGGTAATGCTCGGCGGCCCAATCATCGACGCCGCGATCGACCAGGTCCCAGGGCTTAGGGTTGCCGAAGAAGAACATGATGCGCGTGCTCGGCGAGACGCGCGCGACGCCGCTGCCGAACCAAACGATGCCATGCTCTTGCCCCCACGTCGCTTCGCCGTAGCCGAGCCGCGCGCTGATCCACGCTTGATCCGATCCGATGAAGCGATGCCCTGCCTCGACAGCGCGCTCGGGCGTCAGGTCGGCGTGAACAGCGGGGCGGGCGCCGGCCGTCATCATGAGCATGGAGCCGTTGTACGGCCGGGTCGCCGTGGCGCCGCGATAGAGCACGATGTCCTCGGGACGGTCGAACAGCGGGTCGAGCGGTCCAGAGATGATGCAATCGAGATCCATGCTGACGAAGCGCGGGCCGAAGATGTCGGCGGCGTCCGGCCGGAACATCGCTACGCGACGCAGGCACTGAGGCTTGTCCTCGCCCCAGGTCGGGATGCGGAAGGTCTCGAAGTCGCGCGGCGGCGCGATGATGTCGATTGAAGCGTCGATCCCGTCCGGCATGTCCGTGACGCAAGCGATCCGATGAGGCATCGCGAGGTGCCGACGGACCATTCCGGCCCAGACATTGACGTGGGCCGCAGTGTACGCGGCTCGGCCGCCGGGCTGGGCCCAGAGCCAGGTCAGAACGGTCAGATCAGGCATCGGGCAGCATCGCCTTCAACTGCTTCATCCGCGCGTCCATGCGCTTCCCGAAATCGAACCCGGCCCCAGCGAGAAGCTGAAGCTGCGAGCGATGTGGTTCGGGGAGGCTGGACGCGAGGCGCCAGATCTCACGCTGCGTCTCGCAGAGGGTGAGACGGCGCGATTGGTGGGCGGGGTTGATCCGGTGCTTCCGCTGCCCCTCGACCGCCCGGATCGCGTCGAGGAACTCCATCCCGGGCGGGACGGGGCCGAGGTTCGTGGTCCCGGTCTCGTCAGCCGGCATTGGCGGCCTGTCGCCGAGCGACCTCCGCCTCGAGTACCGCGATCGCCTCCACCTTGTTCTGGGGCGTAGCGCCGAGCGCCTTCGCGATCGTGATCATCTTCATGTGGTGTAAATCGCGCCAGTCATCAGGGATCTCGACGACCTGATCGGGAACGGACGGGGGCGACAACTTGGTCGGAGCAGGCTCGTCCCTCGGGATCACCGCGGCTGGCGGTGGCGGGAGCGACCCGGGCTCGCGGGGCTCTTCCATCACCCGTGCACGGTTGACGGCAACCAACACGCGCGCGTCAGAGCGTGTTGCCTCGAACTCGTCGCCGGCCAGAAGCCGACGGGTTGCATAGGTGAGTGGCCTCACCGCGATCAGCTTCTGCTTCATGACTGCCTCCTGGGCGGCTGCAGGAGGCGGGCAACCGAAGTCGCCCGCCCTGTTGCTCGGTGAGCCGATCAGGAGGCCGGGTCACCCCAGGCGACGCCGGTGATCAGTGCCACGGCGGAGTTGCGCCGGCGCATCCAGTTCACGGTCCGCTCGGCGCGGAAGCCGACGCTGTTGGTCTGCCAGAGCGACACAAGCTCGGCGGCGACGGGCGTGGCAGCGATGGTGTCGCCCGTGGGGTTGTCCATCATCTCGAGCGAGGCCTCGGTGGACATGTCGACCGCCACCTCGCCCTCGTCGCCGAAGTAGACGTCCTCGGCGTTCACCAGCGCGACGTAGTTGCCGACGTACTGCGAGGTGATGGCCGGCAGCCCCATGAAGGTGCCGCCGTTCAGCGTCAGCCCCGGGAATTCCGCCTGGCCGAGCGCGTTGGTCATCAGCGACAGCGACAGCGCCGTCGTCGCCGACATGACCCAGACGCCGGAGGTCAGAGCGTTGTTCGCCAGGACGAACTTGCCCATGGCGGCCTTCGCATCGGCGCGCACTGCCTCGCCGTCGTTGCCGCTCGACGCGACGGCCGTCAGGCCATTGGTGATCGACGCAGGCTTCACGTTGGCCGTGCCCGCGTTCGACGGGTCGATGAACGCCTGGTCCTGAGCCTTCGCCACAGCATTTACGATGCTGTTGCGCAGCAGCACCTCACCCGACGGCGAGCTGTCGCGGAGCTGCTCCATCGTCGCGACGACGATGTTCGCGACCTTGAGCGGGTTCATCTCCGTGCGGGTCCAGGATGGCTTGGTCAGCGGCTTCGCCTTGCCCTCGCCGACCCAGTAAGCCGCGCTCTCGCTCGCCTCGGTGATCAGCGGCACGCGGAACGGGATGCGGGTGAAGCCCGGGATACCGTTCTGGCCGAAGCGACCGATGATCGTGCGCGGGCGCAGGAACTCGACGAAGTCGGCCCAGCCTCCCTCGTTGCCGATCAGCGCCGCGTCGGTGGTCGTGTTCGACGCGATGACGGCCGCCTTCACGATCTCGACGACCTGGGGGTCGCGCTCGCCGTAGAGCTCCTTCGCGATCGTCGCCGGATCGCGGTGGGTCTTGTGAGCGAGACCGATGCATCGGACATAGCGAGCGAAGCGGATGCCCGGTTCCGGCGCATTGGCCTTGATCGAGACGGGCACACGGGCGGCGGAGCCTTCGGCGGCCGTCTTCGGCGTGCCGACAGCCTTGGCGCGGGCCGCCTGGGCAGCCTCCAGGTCACGCAGATCCTTGAGCTCGAGCTCGATCGACTTGATCTCCTCGCGGAGGGTGTCGAACTCCTCCTTCTCGGCGACGTCCTTGGTTCGGCCCTCCTCGAGGGCCTTGCCCTGGATCTCGGTGAGCTTGGTCTGCTTGGCCTGCAGCTCGGCCTCGAAGGCAACGATCTGCTCTGCGATGGTCTTCATGTCAGTGCCCTCCTTGGGCGCCGGGATAGACTTGGTCTTGGAGGTGGTTCCCGAAGCGCCGGGAGCGTCGAGCCGAACGACGCGGTGCTGCTTCTCGCCAGACGCGGCGCGCAGTTCGGTGTCGACCGACTTGATTGCGGTGATGGTGGCTTCCCAGTTCGCGGGGATGGTCACGGCCGAAAGCTCAAGCCAGAGCCACTTCATGAACCGATAGCTGTAGCTGCCCTCGATCCGGGCGGATTCGAGCGGCTGAAAGCCGATCGACAGGCCCTGTACGAGACCATGCTTGATCGACTGCCAAGCCTCGTCGAGACGATCTTTCAGAGCACCCGGCTCGTCGATCTTGGTGATCTTCGCCTTGATGACGATGCCGGCATCCGTGACCTTGGCGAAGGTAACGTGCCCGATCGGCTTGTCCGACTTGTGCTGCCAGAGCAGCGGGATCGGCAGCTTGAAGTCGGCGCCCTTGGGCTCGACGATGTCGCCGGTGCGGTCGGCCGTGGGCGTCGTGGCGATGCCCTCGATTTCGCGCGCGTCTTCATCCACCGCTTTCACGGTGAGCAGCGAATATGCTCGATTCATCGAGGTTCTCCGGTCGCCCTAGACGAACATCATCTGGAAGGACGGCTTCTTCTTCGGCTGCGGGTTCCGCACCATCAGGGTGACGGCGTTGAACAGCGCCATGAGCGGGTCGATCTTCGCGGCGCCCGAGATCTGCTTGTCGATAGCCGTCGCGTTGCCGCGGGCGACGGCCTTGGCGTTGCCGACGCACCACGCCATCAGCGCCTGTGCGGCGTTGATCATCTCGCCGCCGGCGACCTTGCGCTCCGCGGTCTTGATCGCGCCGGACATCCGCCAGCCCTGCAGCACCGCGAAGATGCGATCGATGCTGAGCCCGCGATCCGCCGACGTGAGCTCCACGACGATGTCGCCGATCCCAACCGAGTCGACGCCGATCGCCGGGCCCTCGGCGAGCAGGCCGGCATCCTCGGCTCGCATCACGAGGTCGCAGACCGCAGCGACGTCATCTCCGGGCTTCTCGACCAGCGTGATCTCGCCGGCGTCGATCAGTTCCTGCAGCTTCGATGCGATGACCTGCCGGCGCGCGAACACGATCGGGTGCATCCAGGCATGCGACCAGGTCAGCCAGCGTCCGGTCCCCTTCTCGCGTCCGATCACGGTCAGGCCGAGGAGGTCGTCCAGGCCGCCGCCGTCGATGCCGAACACCACGACGTCGCAGCGCTCAAGCAGTGTCTCGAACGTCAGCGTCGGATCGCCGTTGGCCTCCCAGAATTCCGCGCCGGCCCAGCCGTCGGACCGCTGCCGCAGGCCAACCTGAATGTTGAAGTGCTTGGCGAAGAAGATGTTCTTCGCCTCGCGCGTCCCGGTCTTGGACACCAACCCGTTCCGCAGGAAGTCGATGTCGAAAAAGCCAGTCTCGATGCTCGGGTTCGGGATCCGCCAGAGCGTCTCGTCGTTCCGCCAGATCTCGTCCTTCAGCAGGTACTCCGGGAGCTCGTAGAGGACCGGCAGCGAGGTGTGGTCGGCCACGGTCCCGTCGCGCACCGCCCGCATGTGCTCGAGGATGCGCTTGAACTCGCCCGTGGGCTCCTCATCTGCCTGCGTAGACAGCATCACGGTGAAGCCTTCCGGCCGCGCCGCCTGCGCGCCCTCGATCTCCGACAGGATGTTCGCGAACCGCGGGTTCTTACCGAACAGCCAGAGCTCGTCGATCAGGTTGGCGATCGACTTGCCGCCGCCGACAGTGTCCGCGTCCGCCGCGACCACGCGCAGCGACGAGTTCATCAGCTTGTGCTCGATCGAGCGGTAGTTCCGGTTCGCCTTGAACAGGTCGCTCAGTTGCGGGTCGAGCTCGACCATTCCCATTGCCGGCCCGAACGAGTTGTTCGCGATCTTCTGCGTCGGCGCGATGATCTGGAATTCGCCGTCGGCCCGGTCGTTCAGGATCAGCGCCGTCATCATGATGCCGGCGGCGATAGTCGACTTCCCGTTCTTCTTCGCGATCAGCAGCAGGAACGCCTTGACGGCCTGCTTTTTCGTCTCGGCGTCCCTGGCGCCGAAGATCGTGTAGACGAACTCGAAAACCCATTTCGGGCTCGACTCCCCTAAGGTGGGGAAGCCAGGCATATCCTTGACCCGGAGCCGCTTGAAGATCCGAAGCGCCTTGGCGGCGCGCTCGTGGTCGAGCGGCAGAACCGGGATGATGCTCTCGCCGGCGATGATCCGGCGCGCCCAATCCTTGCAGGCCGTGTTCCAGCTGGGCAGAGCCAGCATCGGTTACTTCTTCCGCGCCGCCGCAACCGGGAACGCCAGGACGCCTTCCGGCATCAAGTCGTTGCCCCAGTCGCCGGTCGGCTGGAGCGCCTGCTCGGCCGCGGCGACGACCGCCTCCTTCTTCGACTGCTTGCCCTTGCCTGTGGACTGAGCCGCGGGTGCGGCAGGGGTCGCCTCGGGCTCGTCGGCGGTCCAGGCCCGTTGAGCCGCCGCTGCCTGGAGCTTTGCATCCAGGTGCTTGATGGCTGCGACGTTCCCTTTGTCGGCTGCGGCCTGCAAGCGCTCCAGGTTGCGGGCCCTTTCGATGGCGTTGCCCTGGTCGAGCTCCCGCGGATAGCGCTTGCGCAGCGTGTTCCTGGAGATCTTCAGCAGGTACGCGATCTGCTCCTCGGCAATGCCGCCGGCAGCCCAGAGGCGCACCTTGTCGCGCTGCTCCTTCGAGATCGGCTTCGGCGCCGGCCCGCGGCTGCCGCGTTTCGGTGATTTTGCCATCTGTTCACAGTTTCCGAGTCGCCCCGAAAATTCCGGGGGCAAGAATTTTTTCTGCGAAGTTGCCCCCAAGCGGTGGCGGCCCCCGGTCGGGCTCGAGGTCGGGAAGCCCCCCCCTCTAATGAGCCCTCAAGGTGGTCGCGGCCGATCAGGTTGAGGCTTGCTCCGCCTTCGAGGATCAGCAGCGGCGGCGCTGGGTCGAGCCTTGCCACAAAGCTGGCCCAAGCATCGGCGATGCGCTCCTGCTGCTCTGCGGTGATGACGTTGGGCACCATGATGACGAAGCGGTCGCCGGGCTTCACTTCAAGTCGCTGCATATCGCCGATGAAACGGATTGCGGCCTGGTCGCTCATGGGCTGGCTTCCTATGCGCCGTGGCGTGCGGCTCTGGCGCGATGGGTTTTGCGGACGTGGCAGGATGCGCAGCGGCACATGCCGTTGAGAGGATCGAGCGCACGGTGCGGGGCGTCCTGCCGTTCCTCGACATGGTCGGCATAGAGCGCGACACCGGGGCCGCTGCGCGGCGTGGCTCGGTCGTGCTCCGGGTCTTGGCAGCGGTAGCCGGCGCGTTCCTTTACCTGCCGTGCCCATGTGCGATGAGCGGCGGTCCCCAATTCGGCGTCGGTCTGCTTCGGCGCCACGGGGACAAGCGGCGGGAGCGAGCTGGCCAGAGGCGGGAGAGCGCGGAGGCGTGCCATGGACTAAGCTCGCAGAAGGAGGTTTCCCGAATGAATTATGAGTCGCGCCTGAAATGGGTGGATATCGTGCGGGGATTGCGTCGCGATGTGATGCGGCTCGCATTGCAGGAGCGGTTTCCAGAGCACGAAAAGGCCAAGCAGGAGCTGGAGGAGATGGAACGCCACGGCCGCGCCAAAGGCTGGAGGCACCCGGACGACCAGACCCCTGAAATGCAAAAGCCCGGCTCGCTATGAACCGGGCTTCGCTGGGGCGGCGCCTCAACCCAGTGCATCCGTGGGGAGACGATTCGCCTTGTGGAGATAGTTCTGAATCATCTTCTTCAAAACGTCAACAATGATTTTTGATTTGTGCGTTTAGATTGAAGATGGCGCAGACATGGAAAAGCCCGCAGGGCGAACCGTGCGGGCTCAACGCTCTGAGCGCGTGCGCTGCCGCTAGTGGCGCGGATCGGGCTCTTCGAGGCCGTAGTCGGCGACGACCACATACCCCGAATTGGCCTTCTTGGTTTCGCCGCCGACTGTGATCTCCCTGGCGGGCTGCCAGATGACCGTGACCACGACACCCTGGTCCTCGCTGATCTGATCCAGTGCTTCCTGCAGCAACTTCGCGTCGTCCTCGACCGAAATCACTTTGTATCCATCGTCACTCATAGCAGGCTCCTAACATGAGCCGGGACCATAGGCCGGCTGGCTCTAGGGCGATAGCCGAGCACCTTGGCCTTCACGCGACTATTCCGTGAGCAAACGGAGCCGGCGCAGATAATCCGGCAGGTCGTCGCGATATGCTGGACCAAACATGCAGACGGTCCGCGTCCCACTCTCGATCTCGGTACGGCCGGCATCTGCAACGACAAAGCACGGGATGCCGGCTGCTTTGGCCTCCTCCTCTACTCGGTCAAGCGCCGCCCCGGAGTCGACACGGACCGCGACCTTGGGCGTAGCGCTCTCAATGTAGGCCCGCATCAAATCCGGGCGATCCTGCGCAACGATCAAATGCAGCCAGCCGGCGGCGTGCATTGCCTGAACCGCGAGTTTGCCGCGAGACAGCGCCAGGTCAGTTCGCACCGCGAGCCACATTTTCAGCTCGGGCTTCTGCGGCGCCGGCTCAAGCATCAGCATCGTCCGGCTTTGCCATGCGGGCGCCCTCGCCTATGCCGTCGCTGTCGTCGAATAGGCGGACACCGTTTGCCATCAACGCTGCGCGGATCGCCTTGAGCGTGTCGGCGCCGGGATTAGTCATGTCCGCTTCGATCCGGGCGAGCGTAGCCCTTCCGATCTTGGCCGCCTTCGCCAATTCGTCTTGCGTCCAGCCTAGCAATGCGCGGCCTGCGCGGATTTGGCGAGCTGTGATCACTTCGGCGACGCTGGCATTCTTATCCGTCTTGCGCGCCTTGACCTGGCTACCAACTACAACAGGCGATGCAGCGGCCGGCCCGCGCGAGCCAAGCGGGTTTATGGGAATCGCCGGATCGTAGCGGATAGCCAATCTGCCCTCCAACAATTTTGAGAAATCTGTATCACGCCCTATTGACGGCGCAGCGGACGTGATACATATTCGCTCATATAGAGCACATCAAGCGCTTTGGACGACACAGGCCGATTGTGGCCTTCCATTTTGGAGACCGTCAGATGACCACCTTCAAGCTCAATGGAATCTCGCTTTCCGCCGGCGCGGCGCAGAACGGCCTGCCGCTCGCCTCGCGTCCCTTCACTACGCCGGGCGCTGGCGACTATGCCGAGCGCGCGGAAGGCCGGGACCGTCGCCGGGTGCGCCGCGCTCGCCTCGCCGACAAGCGCTCTTTCCTCGCTAGCATGTGAGGGGCTGACGATGGCTCTTGCCTTCGATACTCTCGGATATGCCAAGGCGCTTAAGGCTGGCGGTGTGAAAGCCGCTGATGCCGAAGCGATGGCGGAAGCCGCGCGAGATTTCATCATGGCCGAGATCGCGACACGCGAGGACCTGCGGCAGGCGCTGGAAGTCCAGACGCTGCGCCTTACGATCCGCCTCGGCCTGATGGTGGCAGGCGGTGCGGGCAGCATCCTTGCCGCCGGCTTCCTCGCGGTGCGCTTCCTCGCCAATCTCCCGCACTGATCCTGCGGCGCGGCCTTAGCGCCGCGCCCTCCCCCTCATCCATTCCACGATGACGCGCGGCGATCGCCAGCGCGAACGGCGAAGGATTCCCCCATGGCACGCTTTCGCGCCACTCTCGACATCTGGCCCCTTTCTGACGCAGAGCGCGCCGCGCTCCCGGTCGGGCAGTGGGTCACGGCTGGACCCGATGGCCCGCGCGGCCGCTTCTATGGGCAGGGCCGCGCCTCTACCGTCGTCGCATGGGTCGGCAACGCCCGGCGCTCCCGGGACTATGCCGGATATATGCGCGCCATTCGCGACTATGGCCGCAGCGTTCGCATGGTGCGGCCATGACCGGCAATCAGGCCTATGAAAGCGCCAAGCTGCATCGCGCCCATTGGGACAAGCTCGTCGCGGACGCAAGCGCGCGGCTGAAGGCTGTTCCGGGCGTCGGCAGTGGCCCGCATGGGCTTACGCCCGACGAAGTGAAGCGCCGGCCGGACTACCAGCAGGCGCGCGCAGAGTATCAGCGGCTCTTTTCTGCCTCCCGAAACTGGAACCGGCATTTCGTCGCCGTCTTCGGGGCTGAAATCCGCGCCGAACGTCGCGCCCGCGCCTGATCCCTACAGCGCGGACGCCTGGCCGCCCGCGCCCTTCCTGAACCTCACCCCACCACAACGCGCTCGCCCATGGCTGGAGCGCGAACCCTGGAGCTTTGTCCGATGACCAATGCGACCGTTGGAACCGCCCTTCTCGCCCCCAGTGGCGCGCCCGGCTACATTGCCGAGGTTCGCCCCGCGCCTGCCAACACCTTCACGCTGTCCGGCGGGATGCGTCCCGCTTCCGCCGAATATGTCTGCTGCTTCGACAGCCACGTTTCCGAACTGATCGACGGGATTGCGGCGCCGTTCATCGCCCGCGCCAAGGCCGCCGGGATCCCCGACATTTCGCCGGAGGAAGCGGCGCGCCGCCTTGCCGCGTCACGGCAGGCGATGGCCGATAGCCGCGACGCGGCCCGGCTCGCCGATGAAGCCCAGCGCCAGACGCGCGCGGCATTCGATGCGGACGCCGCGAACCGCATCCCGGCATGGGCCAAGGCCGCCATTGTGGCGGAGCTGATCGAGGACGAATCCGACATCGCGTCGGATTATTTCGGTTCCAAGCGCACGCGGGCCGTCATCCTCGGCTTTTCCAAGCATACCCGCGACCTCTTCCCGGAGATGCGGGCGGCCGCTCGCAACTTCGCCGAAACCGCCCGTCTCGCGGACGCGCCGGAGGCAGCCGAGCACCGCGAGAAATATTCGATGGGCGGCGGTTTCTACCTGAAAGACGGCTACCGCCATTCCAGCGGCTGGCAGGTCTCCAAGGTTTCGCTGCGCGACGACAACCCGGCCGCCAGCCTCCCCACTGCGGAATGGTCGCTGGCGGCCCCGGCCGCGCCGCCCGTCGCGCTCGAAACCGCCGGAGGCCTTCGGATCGAAGAGCACACGCACACGAAGAAGGGCTTTGCCATGTTCGTCTGCGTCATGCCGGAGCGTGTCGAGCGCGACGAGTTCGAGCGCCTGCGGGACGCCGCTCAGGCAATGGGGGGCTGGTACTCCCGGCCGTGGGGCCGTACTCCCGGCGGCTTCGCCTTCAAGGATCGTGCGAGCGCGGAGGCGTTCGCCAATCCGGCGGAGGTTGCAACGCCAGCGGAGCCGGCGGCCCGCGTCCAGCCGGCGCGCAACGGCGCCCCGGTTGCGGCGAAGCTCCGCGCGCTCGCTGATGGCATGGCGGATGACATCGCGCACAAGTTCGCTGAGCGCCGAAGCAATACGCCGAAGCAACAGCGGGAGGCAGCAAGCGCGCGGCTCGACGGCTTCCAGCTTCAGCGGGCGCAAGCCGGGCTGCGAGCGCTCGCCGATCTTCATGAAGCCGGCCAGGTTCCCGGCGCGCTCGCTGGCGTGACCAGCAAGAAAGCCGCCATGGACCTCGCCCGCGCCGAAATCAATCGGTCGGGCGGCTACTATGACGCGGGGCACGAGACCGGGCAGCCGGCCAGCGACACGGACGCGGCCCGGCTATTCTGGGACCTTGTCGCGGACGCAGGCAAAGCCGAGCGCGCAGCAGAAGAACTGCGGCGCAAGGTCGATGCCCTGAAGCTCGCCAGCATCCCCGGCTATTTCCCGACGCCTGCGGCCGTCGTCGATCGGATGACCGATGCGGCGCGCCTACCGGAGGGGCCATGCCTCATTCTCGAACCGGAGGCCGGTAGCGGAGCGATCTGCGAAGGCGTCGCCCGAGCTGCCCCGCTGGCGAAGGTCGAGGCCTTCGAGGTCAACAGCCGGCTTCGCGAGGTGCTGCAAATGAAGGGGGTTGCCCTTGTCGGCTCCGACTTCATGGAGGCCGCGCCGGAGCCGCGCTTTGACCGGGCGGTGATGAACCCACCTTTCGAGAACGGGCAGGATATCGCGCACGTTCGCCACGCCTTCCAGTTCCTGAAGCCGGGCGGCCGTCTCGTCGCGATCATGTCGCCCGGCCCGTTCTTCCGGCAGGACCGGCGCGCCGTCGAGTTCCGCGAATGGTTCGAGGCCTTGGGCGGCGAGCGCGAAGACCTGCCGGCCGGCTCCTTCAAGGAAAGCGGCACGGGCGTCGCGACCGTCCTCGTCGTCATTGACGCGGAGGGCTGACCGATGCCCCGCTATCAGCTCGCCCGCGACGTGCAGATGATTTTCCAAGGGCTGCACACCGTCCGCGCTAAGGCCGGCACGCCGCTGCGCATGGTCATGTGCGGCACAGGTCCGGGCTACGTGATCCCCGTCGCTCGCGTCGAAACCGACAGCGCCACGGGGCGCGGAACCATCTGGGCGCACGACACCACCTTTTACCACATCTGGGCCCCGGCGGACGCTGTCGAGGAGGTGCTTTCATGACCGCGCCCGCCCTCACCCCTGCCGCCGCCTATTCGATCGGGCCAGCCCGCTACGCCAAGGGAAAGATGGTCATCGTCCCGGCGCGTGACGGCTCCGGCTTCAAGACCCGCGCCGCCTAGCTGGCGCCAAGGGCATCGGCGGGAAATGGGTTCACCGCTCCGGCGGGTACACCGTGAGCCCGGCCGCTGCGCGCCGCTTCGAACGGCTCTATGCCGATGGCTGGGACGCCTCGATTTTCGGCGCGCTGGAGCCGCCTCGCGAGGTGGCAGCATGACCTGCCGCCCCTACGTCCCGCACGCCAGCCGGCCCGGCTATTCCGCGCTCGCCTTTGCCTTCTACGCCGCTCGCGCTGCGCTCCTGCTGGCGAGCCTCTCGGTCGGCGCCGTTGCGCTCGCCCTCTCCCCTTTCCTCGCTTTCGGAGGTTGAAACCATGCCGCGATTTTCAGTCCTGATCCGTTGGGAAGACGGCGACGAAGAACAAGGCGAGTTCGGTTGGACCGGGCTTGCCGACAATGAAAGCGACGCCGAGGCGAAGGGCCGCGCCGCGATGCGTGACTCCTACATCGAGCAGTACGGCGAGGAGGGCGAAGACGAGGACGAGCTTTGCGAGCACCGCACCGACGCGGAAGGCAAGTTCGGCGGGTCCCTCATCGACATAACGCGCGGCGCCGCATGGCAGGCGCAGGAGCTGGAAGACGCCTTGCGCGGTCTGCTGAAGGCCTCCGACGAGCACGCCGCGCGCTGCGGCTGGTCTGACCATGGCGAGCGGGAGGCCGCGCGCAAGCTTCTGGCCGACCTGGATAAGGAGGGCTGATCGATGCTGGCGATCCTCGACCGCGCGGCTATCCACCGCGCCCGCAACGCCTTCCACACGGCTCGCCATCGGCTTCGCTATCGCCTGGAGCGCTATGGCAGGGCCCTGCGCTACGCCCGCAGCGCCATGACCGCAGATGACGCACATCAGTTCATCTACGAGGCTGAGTACAGGGCCGGGCACTACTCGCTCGCGGCGTTCACCGTGGCGGAAGTGATGGACGCCGCCGCTGAGCGCTGGGGCAACGTTCCCGGCATGCAGCGATGGGCCGTCGATGCCGCCGCGCGCGTGTCCGGCAAGTGGAACGACGATACCAGCGAGTTGCCCGGCGCCGCCTGCGAATGGGCACTCCAGATCATGCAGGAATATGCCGCCGCCGATGGTGTCCAGCTTGTGGAGCAGGACGAGGACGACGAAGGCGAGGAGGCTTGAGCGTGGACGCGATCCCAGAATTCGACAACACGCAGGCCGACGCCGAGGGCTGGGGCATTTACGAGTGCGACGGCTCCAGCAATGGCCCCTATCAGATTTGCCGCGACGACGAGGCAGCCGTCTTTGCCAGCGATGACGCGGCCTGGCGGCACGTCATAGACGGGGCCACTGCCGGCAGCGCCTACCACATCCGCGCGATGGACTACATCCGCGAGCACAATCCCGCCGAGTGGTGCGCCTACGGCCGCGAGCACAAGCGAGTCCTGACCCACAAGTGCGGCGCGCCGATGCTCGACGCCGAGGGCTATCTGATAAACGCCGCCGGCCAGCGCATCAGCTACGACGCCGACGACGAGCCACTTCGCTTCCGCCAGGGCGGCGGTGCTGTGCGGGAGCGCTGAGCGATGCCCTCCCCTGCACCCCGCATTCCGCAGACGCTAGACGTCGGCTTGATGATCTGCCTCCGGCTCGAGGATCAGCCGATGGCGGTTCACGACTTCGACGAGGACGCCGCCACGATCGAGGCCGTGGACCATATCGCGCTCGTCGACAACAGCGACCCGAGCAACCTCGTCATCTTCACACAGAGCGGCGTGCGCTTCGTCGTCCGCATCACCAGGGAGGGCTGAACCGATGGCGCGCGACGACGGGTTTGTCCGATACACCCTTCGCATCCCTGAAGCGCTCTATGCGCGCGTCCAGCGGCCGGCGCTGGCACTGGCAGAAAATTACCCAGCGCCAGCGCCGGCCGGCGACGTACTCGCCTCTCTCCGCGCCATCCTGCCGTTGGCGGAGAGCCGAGCGGAGGACATGCTGGAATGCGCGGAGGAATGCGAGGCGAGCACGCTCAAGCATCCTACTAACCAGGGCATCGCCAGCAACGCGGCTGAAGCACGGGACAATGCAAACAAGGCCGTCGCCGCTGTCGACGCCGCGAAGGCGCTGCTCGCCAGCCTGGACACGGAGGGCGGCGCCCGTGGCTAAGCGCAAGCACCCCTTCCACTGGTCGGTCTATTCCCCGCTCTCCGATCAGCTCAGCAGGATCGCGAACGACGAGCGGCTCGACCAGGATGTCGGCAAGCTCATCGCCGAGGCGAACCATAAGCTCTGGCAGGCCTGGGACCTCCAGGCCGAGAACGAGCGGCGGGCCGAGACGAAGGCGGCGCCGCGCTACGCCTAGACCCCGCATTCCGCCGCTTGCGCGGGATCGCCGCCAGGAAGACCATCGCGGTGGAGGTTAGCCATGACCGACCCTCGCTTAGAAGCCGCCGTGGAAGCCGCAGCCAAGGCAATGCACGAGAAGTCCCGCGAAAAGCGGATGCTGCACTGGGAAACGTGCAGCGACGATTGGCGGGACGGCATGCGCCTGTTCGTCCGACCTATGGTCGTGGCAGCGCTGGAAGCCGCCGACGCCTACCCGAAACCGAATTAAGAGGAGCTCAGATGACCGGCTATACCCCGCAGCAGATTCTGGTAGCGCTCGGAAAGGCACGCCGGCACGCTTGGCTCACCAAAAAGACCGTGCACGTCGTCGAAAACGACGGCTTCCTATCTTGGTTGCGGGGCCCGCTGATCTCGGTCGACGAGGTGAAGCCCGACCATATCGTGGTGATCCGGGACGTGCATCCGCAGCCGCAGACCGGTGAAATGGTCGAGGCCTATTGCAAGGCTGTCCTCCATGATCCGCATCGGACCGGCCACATCGCGGACGCGCTGCGCGGAATCTTGAACGCGCCAGCCGGCCAGCCACTGGAGACTGAAGCGGTCGCGCTCCTGCTATGGGACCTCGCCGCGCAGATATCGGCAGCCGACCACAAGGCTCGACACGAAAACATGAAGCTCCAGTTCAACATCTATCGCCGCGACCTGCCCGGCTACCAGGAACCGCGGCGCTAGCGCACCCCCGCCTTTCCACGGACGCCTGAATCGCGCAAACAGAGGAGACCCCATTGCTGGACACCGTGAAGCCCGTGGCGAAGCGATACGAGTACGAGAGGATGACGGCCGCGCAGTTCCGACAGGCGCTGGAGACGGTCGGCCTCTCCGAGGGGCGCTTCGCGAGGCTTTTCGGCACCATCCCCAGGCGGGTCCGGTCCTGGGCCACCGGGGAGGAGGATATCCCGCACGCCGCACTGTTGGCTTTATCTTTGCTGACGCTTCCCGGCGCCGTCGAGATGGCCGAGCGCGTGACCGATTCCGTGATCAGCGATACCCGACCGGCGGACAGCCAGTAAATCTCTGAGCGATCCTGTGGGAGAAGAGCCCGTTGGCCCTTTGCCGACGTCTGGAACGTCCGGTTATGGGCGGTTCGATTTCGCGTCGCGCCGCATGACCGAATCTCGCCCTTAGGCGAAATTCGGAGCGTCCGGTTTTGGACATTTCGCCCGCTTGGGCGGCGCGTCGAGGATCGGCCAATTGCTCACCAGCAGGTTTTCAACGGCAATCATGAGATAGCTGTCGTTCTAAGGCCTAGAGCCATTCGAAAGATGTCGCCCCTTCTTGCGACAATACCTACTTCGTTTTGGCAGTTGGCACGGCTCATCGGCGGCGTGAGCGGGCAAACACGCGGCGCACCGTGGCCCGTCCCTCGGCTTCTAGGACGTAGTCATGGGCGATATCGCTCGCGTCATATAAGCCGAACTCATCGACCGAACGTGCCAGCTCATAGCCTGCCGCGTCGACCCACAGCACTTCCTCATCGCCCGAGATCGGAAGCACATTGTAGAGCTTCCTGCCACCCGTCGTGCCGGTAAGCTCGGCCTGCTCCGGCACGGGCTCGGCGCGCTCGCGCTCGCGGACTGGCAGGCTCTTTTCCCAAGCCAAGAAACGCTGCGGGTCGATCAGGTCTTCCGCAGCCGGATCATCGACCTCGCCGGCGAGCCACTCCTCGAAATCGGCGCGCATCCCTTCGGCTTCCTCGCGCGTCTTGGCGCGCCCTTGCGCCAGAGCAAAGGCGACAAATGGATCGAGGGTGCCCCACCGCAGCAGCTCGCGCGCCCAGAAGCCGAACCAGGGCAAACCCGTCGTCGCCCTCCATTCGGCGAGCGATGGCACGGCGAGCGGGTCGCCCGCGCCTGCGGTCCATTTCTGCGCAACGACCGCTCCAAGCGCGACGCCGAGGCGAAATTCCAGATTGTCGGCGACGAAGCGTTGTCGCGCACGCAGACCGTCCGCGTCCGGCACGGCAGCGCCCGGCCCGCGCATCCACCAGCCGAGCACATCGGTCCAGTTTTCCAAGATATTCTGGTCGGTAACGGTATCGCGCACCCGAAATCCGAAACCGCGGTCGTCCTTGAGCAACTCGCCCAGCGCCGCGAACCGCGCGAGCCGCTCGGCCGCGCTTTCGGTGCCATAGTCGGTCGCCGCCGCAAGCTGCGCGGCAATGGACGGGGCGATCGCCTCGAACCGGCGGCCGACGTGAGGTGACAAGCCATACTGATAGAGTCGCCGGCGCTCTTCGGCATCGGGATAGATGGTCTCAACGATCGCGCGGCCGCGCCGCACGATTGCTTGTTCGAGCCAGGCCTCTTGCGCTGCCGCAGCCACGGTGAAGGTCTTTTGCCAGAGCGACGCCAATTTCGCCTCGGCGGCCGCGCCGTCAAGCCCGTCGTCGAGCAGACTCAATTCCTCAAGCGCGGTCATGACGAAGGCATCGAGCTCGTCGACGGTATCAGCGAGGCGCGAAAATCCATCGGTGGCGCCGGTGCCGGCCTCATCGCTAACGTCCTCGGCCTGGACCTGATCGAGCCAGTCGAGAAAGGCCTCGTCGGTGACGTGACCGAAATACGCCCGAGCCTTTTCGCGAAGCTCCTGAAGTAGCATAGAGAGCGGGCTCAGCGTCGCATCACCCGCCAATTCATCGCGCCGCAGATTTTCGCGCAGCGCATCATAGTCCTCTTGCAGCACCGCCATCTGGTCGCGCTGGGTCTGCTTCTGTCCGTTCGCCGTAGTGGCGATCGAGGTCGGTAGGGCGACGAGCGTCAGCCCTTCCATACCCTTGGTCGCGCCAGGCCGCCCCGCGCGTCCGGCAAGGTTACGAAATTCTGCGGGGGTGAACGGTGTGATAATTGGACGCTGGCGAACATTGTCATAGGCGCTGCGCTTGAGCGAGGTAACGAAGATGATGTCGAAGGGGAGATTAACACCCTCGGTCAGCGTCGCGGTGGCCACCGTAATCGGACAGATCTTCTCGTCGATGAGCGCGACTATAAGGCGGCGCAGGCGTTGGGGCATCTGGCCGTGGCTGGTCGCGATCCCCCGGTCGAGCAGCTTCACCTCATACGAGTCCGGCCCACAATAATCGACGCAGGCAGCGCGCGCTTCGGCGAACAGTTCGCCTCGCCGCCCCTCGGGTGGCTGGAACGCCGGCAATTGCTGCCAGGCCGGTAAGGCGAAGGCCTGCACATACCAGCCCATCGTCTGCTCGGGCTCCTGCGCAAGCGAGATAAGGATGCGGAGATTGGCGGCGGTGAGACTAAGCGCGGTCCACAGCACCGTGACCTGGTTAAAGCGGTTGAGGCTGCTGCGCATCGAGGCCGGCAGCTGGGGCATCGGTGGGGTGGTGAGATTGAGATAGACCGGATCGTCGCGACCCTGAACATAGAGCGGCCGGCCGTTCATTAGCTCGAGCAGCATCTTGCAGCGCCGCTGTGGCGCTGTCTCTAGCACGCCGATCACCTGTCGCGTGCTGCGGTAGCGCATCCCGATCGCCTGCGCGTTAGCCTGCCCTTCCATCCACCGCGCGACCGGCCCTGCTGCTCCGCCGGCCACCGCGGTCAGCGCGATGCGGACGATGTCAGGCGCCTGGGTAAGCAATCGCGCCACAAAACTCTCGAGCCGCAACGCGCGGCTGCTATGGTCGGCGAAGGCGCTTCGGCCACTCTCGGTGTCCTCGGGCAGAACCTGATGCGCTTCATCGACGATCAACAATCGCAATCGGCTGAGCAACAGCGGCGCGAGATAGCGCATAAGCGCGTCGGCCTTTTCGACCGTGGCGATGAGCACGGTCGGGCGATCAGCGTTCAGCCAATAGTCGGTGATCCCCCAATCTGCGCCGCCATATAGCCCAGTGATAATGAGATCGCGCCCAAGCTCGGCGGTGAGTTTGGCTTCGACCTCTCCGGCCAGCGCGCGCGAGGGGACCAGATAAAGCGCGAGCGGAACGACCTCGCCATGGTCGCGCAGCAGCAATTCCTTCACTAGGCCGAGATTGGCGACCAGCGTCTTGCCCGAACCGGTCGGGGTGCAGAGTGCGAAGGAGGAGTTGTCGAATAGGCGATTGAGCCCGGCACGCTGTGACGACCAGAGGATGCCCCGCCCTCGCGCGAACTGGTCACGCGCGAACGCCAGCATGCGCGGCATGCGCTCGACATTGAGCTCGCCGAGAGCGCGTGCTGATCGGTAGATACTTGCATCGGCGAAACGTGAGCCTACCTGCCGCAGCAGGCTAATTAGCAGAGAAACGTCATCGCTGAAGGTGCGCACAGCCATCGCGTCGAGCGCCTTAAGCTTGGCAGAGGCCTTTGCGAGCCGCGCATCGTCCCCACGGCGCACCGAGTCCGCGAAGAGCCCGAGAGCGCGCACCAGCTCAACCGTGAAATACCAGGCAAGCCGGTCATCCTGCTCCTCCTCGAGAATCCTCCGGGAAGCGTCCGCCACGGTCAGGTCGGGATGTTGCTTCCAGAATGTCATGGCGAGGGTCAGAACTTCGTCGAAGTCTGCCTTCAGGAACGCGGCGAACAGTGACGGACCATCCTCCTCGAGATCTAGCTGGCCGAGCAGTCCGGATGCCATGGCCGGGAGGCCGCCGAGCTGAAATGCCGCACCTGCGAGGAGTTCAATCGGCGCCAGGGTCTTGGTCCCATCGTTCGACCGCGCCAGCCATTCCAAGATTTCACCGGCACGCCGGTAGCAGTCGATCGCGCGCGGCGCGTCATGGCCTTCGATCTCCGCGAAAATTTCGGCGGCCTGCAACAGGCTGCGCGCGTCCGTGAGCTGTCCTTCGGAATCCGCGCGGTTCCACCCGATCGTATCGACCTGCCAGCCGACCTGGAGACAGCGCACGTAGGCGCGGGCCTGATTGGCGGAGAGCTCGTTCTCGAGCGCGAGGCCGACGCGAGCACTGTTAGCGATCTCAAGACGAAGCGGATCATGAGCCGGCATCAGGCGCTCCAGAGCGCGTCATAGACGCCATCTATGACGTCGTCGCCGTCGGTCAGGATAAGCTCGACCACCTGAAGATCGTGCGGCGCCATATAGTCTTTGGGCACCTCGTCCCAGGGAATGAGCGAGTGTGTCGCCTCTCGGCTCGACACGTCCCCCCCTGAAATCATGATGAGATTGGTGCGGGGCAGCTGTTGCGCTCCCTTTACCACCAACACCCTGTCGAGCGCGGCAATGGCTGCCGAATAGCCCTCGGGATCGATTTCGCGCAGCAGCCGCTGCAACTGTCGCAGGCCGTGTGGCGCCGCGATATCGCGGTTCACCTGATACCAGATGCCCTTGCCGTCATGCTCGAGCTCGTCAGTATCCGGGTTTTTCTTCTTTTTGCCGTACATGAGTTCGGCAACGACAGCGGGCTGAAGTTTCTTGCGCCATTTTGCCTCACCGGCGATGAACCGGATCACCTCGCCAGCTTCATTTAGTGCGAGTGCAAGGAAGTCCGACCCGCGGCGGCCATACACTTCGCGCTTGCGCTTCTCGTCACGCACTAGCGCGAATAGATAGGCCTCTGCATCCTCATGGTATCGAAACAGAAAGACCGGAATCTTCCAGTCGTGGCCGCCGATATAGACGTAATGCTCGGTAAGCATGCCGGCCATAACCTCGCCGAACAGTCCGCGCCGCGTGATCGAGGGCAGGCAGGTGGGATAGGTCGTATGGACGCCCTCTGCGTTGGCGTCGGGATGAAGGTCGATCCCCATCTGCTCATGGAAGAAGGCGCGCGCATCGGCATGGGCGGATTCAAAATAGCCGACGAGGTCAGCGATCAGCGCATCGTCGCAGTCGCAGTCCTGCTCCAGCAGAAGATGGCCATAATTGTTGACGACGCTCGGATAACCCTTGAGCCAGCGGTCAAGCGCATCCTTCGGCGGCGGACAGATATGCAAGGTCAACGCGGAATCCTCACCCTCGTTCAGGAAAACGCCCAC